TGAAGATCTCTTTGCCGTATCTTTTTATATCTTCCTTTAACTCAGGACAAGAACCATAATACTTCTTCCAATCAGATTCTTGTTTTACTTTTCTCTTTTTTCCTGGTGGGGTTCTGAACGACCAAAAATACTTTCGCCCAATGTATTGTCGTTGGTTTGACTTATTGGTAATGAGATAAACAAAGCCAAAGTAGTTCCCAATAGCATCAGACTCAAAAGGTTCATTATTGTATATCCAAGAATTCTCATAACTCATGATATAGTATCTTATGAGCTATTATTTATCTTTAACGGGGACAAACCTAGTCTACATAAAAAAAGAGGACCTGTCAAGTCCTCTCTAAAGTATTATGTAAGTTTTATATTACTTACTCGTTTTTAGCACCAGACTTATGACGGACGGTTCCTTTCTCGTCAGTATAAGTTTCTCTCTCCTTATTAGGAGTTACATAACCAACACCAGGAACTACACCAGTCTTACCAGCAGCTCTCGCAGCATTTCTGTCTGCTGCTCTTTGTGCTGCTCTCTTACGATTGCGATCATAAGAACTCATTGCTTCATCAACATTCTCTGACTCTACAAGTGCTTCAATCTCTTTCACAGTAAAGAGACCGGTTGCTTCGAGTTCTTCTTGGCGAAGCGACTTACGACGACGCTTCTCTGCTTGCTTAGGACTTACGGTAGCACCTTTACCTCTGTTTGCTTCAGGATCCCAGTTGGTAGGTGGTTCATAGCCAGAAATTTTCATTCTACTACGGACACCATCGTCACTCTTACCCATTTCATCAATCTGCTCAAGTTCTTCTTTAGTTAAAGCTGCGGCACGTTTGCGTGCTTTGTTACCACTGCCTCTCGCATCATCAGCACCATACTTACTATAACCACCTTTCAATTGACGTTCATGTGCTGCTTTTGATCTATCTGCAACACCTTTAGAATAACGTGAACCACCAAATTCTTTTTGATCACTCTCTGCTTTTGCACGGGTCTTCTTAAGAATTTGAGCTTTAGCAGAAGTATCAGACCTTTCTGGACCAACATTATACTTTTTACGAAGTTCGTCACCTCTACTCATTGGTTTTGCTGGTTCTTCTTTCTTTTTCCCACCAAGAAGTCTCTTTACTGCAGAACGTAAACCTTCATCTAAAGATTCATACTCCTCATACATATCATTCCAGGTAAGGTCAGAGCAATCATATCCTTCAATAATAAGGAAATCAATATACTCTTCAACTTCTTCATTTTGATTATCACAAACTTGACTATAAAGTTCTTTGATTGTTGCTAACTCTTTGTTGTAATTCATGTCTTCTTTCCTTGCTCTATCTGTAAGTGAATCGGCACCTGCCTTAACTGCACCAGCAGCAGCAGAAACACCCTTACTAATACCTCTGACGACCTTCTTAAGTCCTCTTTTCAGAAGACCATCCTTTCTCTTCGTAGGTGCCGGAGAAGATGATCCACCACCACTAGAAGAACTGGAAGATGGTCCAGTGCCTGATGATGAAGATGATGAAGAACTACCACTATCAGAAGAAGAACTAGAAGAACTTCCACTATCAGAAGAAGAACTAGAAGAACTTCCACCAGATCCTTGTCTTCCTCTCTCATATCCTTTTTTAGCAGCACTCTTGACTGCACTACCTGCTCTTTGTGCGGTTCCTACTGCTCTTGCAGCAAGTCCTACACCACCTTGTGCTGCCTTACCTACTTTCTTGACTGCACCTTTGATTCTTGAGAGTGCCGATGCTTTCTTTTCGGGAGAAGCACTTCCAACTTTTTGCTTAGATACTTTGAGTTTTGCTCTGGCCATTGCACCAGCATCTCTGTCCCCACCTGAACTTTCTTTAGGTTTAGATGCCGCAGACTTCATTGCTTTTCCAGTAGCAAGTCTATCTTTTGACTGATCTCTTCTACGTTGTATTTCGTTAGGATCAACTTTCTCAGTAAGAACTTCTAACTCAGTATCAACAGACTCACAAATCGTTTGCTCTACAATGTCAATATCCAGTCCTTCTTCCAAGCACTCTTCAAAAAATTCTGTTACTTGCTCTTCAATATATTCATCCGTAAGATCATCAAGATCTTCATCAGTAAATTCATCTAAAATGCTTTCGGCAATATCCGGAGAATAAACATCCTGATATAAACTTTTAATTAAACCATATTCAGACTGCGATAAAGCTTTCATTTTAATTCTAAATTACCCTTTATAAGGATATTTATAAAAAAAGGACCCCCCCTTAGGAATCCTCTTGATCTAAATCTTCAAATGCTTTATACCCATCATAATCACCAAATAGAAAAGCATCAGATTTTGCTGCTTCTCTATATGCCACATATGAATCAGAGACTAAATCCGGCAAAGGTGTCTTCGGTAACGTCTTGTTTGATTCCTCCGACGATGTAAGACTCAACCTCAGTTTCTTGAGGAGCAACTTGAAGACCCTTCGACGAAATCCAATGTTCCGTCCAGGGGAGTGGGTTATTCTTTGCGGGTACGTCATAGATTGGTTTCAGTCCAATTGATTTCATTCTACGATTGGCAATCCATTCCACATATTGCTGAAGCAATTTATCATTTAGACCAATCATCGAACCATCCTTGAACAGATACTCTGCCCAAAGTTTTTCTTGATTTACAGTGTTCTCAAAAGTATTGATTAACCACTGCTCTTCTTCTTTAAAGATTTGTGCCATCTCAGGATCATCACCTTCTCTCCACTTCTTCAGAATATTTTGAGTAATGGCAAGGTGTTGATTCTCATCTCTGGCAATCAGTGAGATGATCTTTGCACTTCCTTCCATAAGTTTGAGTTCGCCAAAAGCAAAACTGCAAGCAAATGATACGTAAAATCGAATACCTTCAAGGATATTAACATTCGCAACTGCTTTGAAGAGTTTGCGTTTGAGTTCATATCTTGATTCTTGTGCATAAGCGACTCCTTCTAATGCGTGTTGCCAATCATTACTACTATCATAATGATGTGCTGCATTGATAAAGTCATTATATGCTTCAGTTACACTCATTGCACGTTCTACAATGCGATCATCATTCAGAATGTGGTCAAACACATCTGAAGGGTCTGAATAAACGTTCTTAATGATATGAGTGTATGAACGACTGTGGATCATCTCCATGAACCCCCAGACCTCCATACATGCCTCTAATTCAGGAAGAGAGCAATATGGGATAAATGCCATACCAGGACCACGACCCTGAACCGAATCAAGCATAATCTGATACTTCAAGTTAGAAGTAAAGATATGCTTTTGTTCTGGACGTAGTGTCTGATAATCAGCACGGTCCTTCTGGAGAGAAACTTCCTCTGGTCTCCAGAAATATCCCAACTGCTGAGTCGTCAACTTATCAAAAATTGGATACTTGTAAGAATCGTATCTTTGAATACCTAATGGTTTTCCAAAGAACATTGGTTGCTTTTTAGTGTCTACCTCTTCTGCATTGAACACGGTCATAGAATCGACCAATGGTCTCTCCTCGCTATTTGTCTTAAATCTTACAAGACTCACAGTCTTCCTCCTCTGCGGTTTCTAATTGAGAAATTAAACTATCAAGTGACTCATTGGAATCATCCATTTCATCAGTCTTGATGTCATATGTATTTTGATAGTAGGATGTCTTCCATCCATACTTATATGTAGTTAATAGATCCTGTGCCATAATAGACACTGGAATTTCATTATTGGGATAGTGTTCCGGATTGTAACTCCAGTTACCAGAAATTGCCTGGTCAAAGAATTTTTGCATTACGGCAACAATATTAATGTATCCTTTATTGGATCTCATTTCCCAAAGAAGATCGTAATTGTTCTTCAGTGTTCCATATTGTGGAACAATCTGCTTAAGAGGTCCTTTTTTGGACTTCTTAATGGACAAGTATCCTCTAGGTGGTTCAATTCCATTTGTTGCGTTTGACACAACGGAACTGCTCTCCGAAGGCATCTGTGCGGACAATGTTGAGTTCCTAACTCCGTATTGATTAACTTGTGCCCTAAGACTCTCCCAATCGTACTGAAGCTCATTTGGAACTATTTCATCTACTTCATTCTTATATGTATCTATTGGAAGAATTCCATTACCATACTTGGTGCGATGACTGTATTCACATGCACCTTTTTCTTTCGCAAGATTAATAGTTGCCTGAATAAGATAGTATTGGAATGCCTCTGTTAAATCGTGGACAGACTTCCATGCCTCAGGATCTTCATACCTATACCCATGCTTGGCAAGGTAGTGTGCCAGTCCGATATAACCAATACCTAACGAACGACGTGCTCTTGTAGCAATCTCTGCTGCTCTGACGGGATATCCCTGAAAATCAATGAGTTCATCAAGACTCCTGACAGCAAGATCACAAAGAACATCAAGATCTTCAAGATCCCTAATTTTACCAATATTAATAGCAGAAAGGATGCACAGAGCAATTTCACCATTTTCATCATCAATGTGTTGTAAAGGTTTAGTGGGCAGAGTAATCTCTTGACATAGATTGCTCATCTCAACTTTATCCATAAAGGATGAGTGAGAATTGCAATGGTCAATGTTCATGATGTATATTCTACCAGTTTCGGCACGTTCTTTCAAGAGGTCGAAAAATAATTCTTGACCTCCGATAGTCTTGCGCGGAATTGATCCATCTTGTTCATAACCCACATAGATGTCGTCAAACTCAGGAGTGCCAAAAGCATCATACAAACCTGGAACATCGTTAGGGCTGAAGAGTGTGATGTCTTCGTTTTTGATAAATCTTTCATAAAAGATTTTTGAGATTTGTATAGAGTAATCAAGTTTCCTCACTCGGTTGTCTTCTGTTCCCTTATTGTTCTTAAGAACTAGGATGTCTTCGATTTCGATGTGCCAGATTGGGAAGTGTACTGTGGCTGAACCTCCACGAATCCCATTTTGAGTGCAACATCGTACAGTTGATTCAAACTTTTTAAGGAACGGGACAACACCTGTGTGTTGTACTTCACCACCTCTGATCTTACTGTTGATGCCACGGATTCTACCTGCGTTGATACCGATTCCTGCACGTTGAGCAACATACTTGCCAATCGCCATGTCACTAGAAAAGATGCTATCGAGGGTGTCATCAACATCAACAAGAACACAGCTAGCAAACTGTCGAAGTGGAGTTCGCACCCCTGCCATGATAGGTGTGGGAATGTTGATTTTGTGTCTTGAGATTGCATCGTAATATTTCCTAACGTAATCTAGTCTGGTCTCCTTTGGATATTTAGAGAATATGGTTGCGGCAATCAACAAATACATGAACTGTGGAGTCTCATATACCTTACCATTACTCCTGTCCTGCACAAGATACTTGTCACAGACTTGACGTAAACCTGCATAAGTAAACAAATAGTCCCGATCATGATCAATAAAGGACTGAAGTTTATCAAACTCTTCATCAGAATACAGGTCAAGTATTTCTGCATCGTAAACTTCTTTAGCAACACATTGCTCAACTTGCTCCTTTACTGTTGGTGTTTCGTGCATACGACCATACAGTTGCTTACGGACGGCAAACAAAAGAAGTCGTGCGGCAACAAACTGATAGTTAGGATTATCCAAACTTACCAAGTCTGATGCAGAACGAATTAGAATCTCCTGAATCTCATCTGTCGTAATACCATCATAAAACTGAATACCAGATTGAATCTCAACCTGACTGGCAGATACACCGGCAAGATCTTTACATGCCTCTTCTACCATTACATGCAGTTTATTTAAATCAAGAGGTTCATTTTTTCCATTTCTTTTTGTTACCTTTGTCCCGTTGGTCATATTTTTTTCCAATTGTTAAATTTAATTTTTGCTTCTAATCCTGAATAGGTATTTAATTCTACCACAGACATAACATCATGTCCAGAAAGAACCATATCATTGATATCTTTCTGTATTATATTCGTCGGCCAAATCACTATGGAGTTGCCATTATCGATTGTTCTACCGATTCGATTGACGATTTCTCGATTGCGTGGTTCGTTATCATAGATCCAAACAGGATTACGAATACCCCAGTTACTAATATCAACGTCAGCTCCGCACATCGCAATCGAGTTGCAAATGAATGTTGAGTCAAAAGGACCTTCTGTAATGTAAACGGAAATTGTTTTGTCAATTTTTTCGATTCCATAAACC